ACAAGGAACATCTGCTCTGTTCCTCGTCCTGCTCTAAATCTAAATAGCCGACATTTTCAACTTTTCCGCTGCGTTTATTTTTCTTTGTGAAATCAAAACGTCTTTTCTTTGCCATGATTATTCACCTCCCTCCTGTTCATCCTCGTCCTCTGCCTCGTCGGTTTCGTCCGGTTGGTCTGTGTCCGGCTGCTCTGTGTCCGGCTCTGTTTCTTCCGGTTGCTCCGGTTTCTCGGTTTCATCCGGTTCGGATGCACCTTTCAAATATGCTGCTCCCGCCATTGTTAGCGGAACGATACTGCCATTCGCAAGTAATGTGTCGCCACCCTCTCCATCGGGCAGGTCAAGTTTACGTCGTGCCTCATTCGGTTTCATAATTGAGCCACTGACACCATTTTTCAGATATTCCATTTGTGTCTTTGAATCCGTTCGGAAAAGAACTTTTTCGTTATATTTGTAATAAAAACCGTCATCCTGTTCCTCGTCTGTCAGCATTTTGTAGTTGATTTCCTCCTCGTACTGCTTTATAACAAACAACTCGGTGTCAACATAAAATGACAACTGCTGCAATTCGCTGTTCGCATAGGATGACTTTGAATAGTCGTTGATTTGATTCGGTTTCACACCGAACGCTGCTGCGATCTGCAATGCAGTGTATTTTTTTAACTCAAAAAATTGTGAATCCGACAGCTTGATGTCAAGAGGTGTCAATTTCATCCCTAAAGGTACGGGGATGATTTTTCCTGTGTTTCTCGCTCCGCTGCCGAAATCCTCAAACGATTTCACGAGTGCCTCTTTTGCTTTATCATTCAACTCTCCCGTGTATTCAAGCGTCGCTTTCGCTGTCAATCCGCTTTCATACAAGCTGTTCATGTACCTCTGTGATGCCGATGCTCCGGAGATTGTGTCACGGAGAATCTGCTGCACTGGTAAACCTGTCACACCGTCAAAACTGAATGATGTTTTGAAGTGCATGACCTCACTCGTGTCAAATACATACTGACTTCCGGATGTCGGGTCTGTGTAGACATACCACAAGCGTCCTTTTCCTGCGAATATGCCTGCATCATCCACAACAATCTGAACACAATTCGACTGCATCACCCACAGGTCAAGAATTTTGACCTCTCCTCCGTATTTCTTCCGGATGAATTTCTTTCTCATGTACACATAAGCGTTCCCGTAGTGATTGCGGTTGATTTCCACTGTGTTCCAAAATACCGTCGGTGTCATGAACGGGTTCGGTCTCTTGGTCAGCAGTCTCGACGTGTCCGTCTGTTCTGCCTCAATGATTCCTTTGTCCGTTCTCTGATAATATTTGATAGGCATTTTCGCAAGAGTTTCCGACAGCATCTTGAGACATGTGAAATATGTCACCTCTGATGTTGTCTTTCTCCTCCTGCTCAAACCCATACTCTCAAGGAATGACGGTGAGTTGAGCGTCATCACCCCGCCTGTCAGTTCCGTTGAATCACTGACCTCCGGTGCAGTTTCACCTTTCCACCAGTTCATCAAACTGTTTGCTATTTTTCTAAATGGGTTCATTCTTTCTCACCGCCTTTCCCCATGTATTTCTCATACATTTCAAGCCATTCATTCACAACCTCATTTGTGTCCGGCTTATACTCCTCTTTCATTGCTGCTTTCCATGCGTCAATGATTGCGTCAATCGGGTCGATTCTGTCCTCGTCGAGTGCCTTGTCGATTTTGATTTCACCGTAACTGTTCGAGATAGTCTTTGCGTTTGCAATCGACCACGTCAGCAGTTCATCGAACGGAACAACCTTTCCTTTTCCGACTTCTGTTCCCTCAATCACGACGTTTCCTGCTTTTATCTCCAGTCTGAAATCAACTGTTGCGTCATTGAGTTCCTTTGCTGTCTGTGTAATTGCCACAGAATCGAATCCCAGTGCCTCAAGGTCTGACAGGAACGCAGATGCGTTGTGTGGGTCATAACACACAAGTTGAGGTTTCAAATCATTCTGTTTGATTAAATCCTCAAGGTACTTGATGATGTACTTGTAATCTGTCTTTATTCCTCCCAGTGTCTCCGTGACTGTCACGAGACCTTTTGAAATCCATACATCATACGGAACTTTGTCCGTCTTGATATGCTCGTCCACTCTGCTCGCAGGTATGAATGAGTGAGTATGCACAAAATACTTTTTCACACCGTCAACCATGTACGGGATGACGATTGCGATGGATGTCAAGTCGCCTCCGGACGACAGGTCAACTCCGACATAGCATTTTGAGCCTCTGAAATCCTTGAGCGTTCGCAATGCTGCACATCGTTTCCAGTCTTTAATGTCCTTGATGTACAGTGCGTTTGACCACTGCATCCACATGTTTAACTGCTTAACGAGGAAATCTCGCAAATCCTCCCCGCCCATATCACGGGCAGTATTCGCAACCGGAACGAGATTCTCCAGTGCATCCTCGTCATATTCGAGAATCGGGTTTGCTTTTATCCAGTTCTCCTTTTTGTATAGGTCATCCGCTGTGTCCAACTGTGCTATATACACGAACTGACTGTCGTTCTCAAACACACCTTTCAGCAGATTGCAGCAATACTCATATAACTTGTAGCAAGGCGATTTCAAATCGAACCCCGCTGTCGTTATGACGGAGATCAGTGCGGATTTTAATTTCTTGATACCTCCCTCAAGCAGTTTGTACATCTGATTTGTCTTGTGAGCGTGGTATTCGTCAACGATTCCCAAATATGCACGGTGTCCGTCCAGTGACTTGGTATCTCCGGATAATGCCTTGATTTCCGAATGGGTACAGAGACAATCTATCGTGTGATTATGCTCATGCACCTTGAACCACTCCGACAAATCCTCGTCGGAATTGATGAATTTTACAATTTCATCAAAAACAATGTTCGCTTGGTCTTGTTTTGTCGCAGTACAAAAGATTTTTCCGTATTTGTACCCGTCAAAATTGCCATAGTAACACGCTAAAATACCATTGATGAACGACTTTCCGTTCTGTCTGCCTAACTGTACATAGGACGTTCTGAACCGTCTGTGACCCTTTTCTTTTGTTCTCCACCCATTCAGAGACCCTAAAATGAAACACTGGAACGGGTACGCTGTCACATTTTCCTGTTCGTCACCCTCTGCGATTGTCAATTCTTCCGCAAAATTGATGATTTCCTCGGACTTTTCAACGTCGAAATAATATTTGTATGGTGCTGCTTTCGCTTTTTCGAGGTCGTCAAGATGCCTTTGACATGCCAGTCTGACATATTCACCTGCAATGATGACACCTGCAACGACATCAAGAGCGTATTGTGTGCAACGGTCGGTCACTGTTGCCCCTGCTGCCATTTATGAACTCGCATACTTGGCGAATTTGTTCTCCGGTTTTGTTTCCTTTGCTTTCGGAACTACCAACCGACACCGACTGCTGACCGTCATTCCGAAATCCGATGCCCCCTGCCGACATTGTTTCATGCAGCGGTCTTGTATAATCATGAGACGCTCCCTCTCACCGTTCACAACCTCCCGTGTTCCGACCTGTACACGTTCCTGTTCTCCTGTGTCCGGATTCTCTCGCATCTCATAGACCGGAACATCGACCATCAACGGAGTTTCTCTGATTTTGTCCGTTATCTCGATGTATTGGTCTTGTGCAATCAGTAATCTCGCCAGTGCATCACAATCCACATTCGCAATGAGTTTGATTGCAAGCAGTTCTTTTGACAATTTCCGGAATTTCTTCTTTTGTTCCGGTGTCAAATATGCCGGAGGCTTGACTTTGTCGTTTGGGGCGACCACCTCCGCATTTTTTCTCGCCTCAATCTCTGCTTTTGTGAGGTGTTTTTTTCCTTTCATGACCACCAAATCGGTCGGTTGTCTCTGTCCTGCCATGCAGCATCAACCCCCTTTCCGTCCAGTGTTCACGAGTTTCGTGTCACATTCTGACACCTTTTCGTCACTCCCCTGTGTCCTGATTTTCTCGTGGGGAGTTTTCTCCAAAGAAAAGAGGGGGTGCGACTAAGAAACGGTCACATAAAACTTTTTCATATCCCCCTGCCTCTTTGAAATGGTAATCAATCAGCGACCTCAACTGTGTCTGTGTTGCTTTCATGCTTGCATTGCTCTGTTTATATAGTGCTGTGATTGTGTTGTGTGTCCGATGGCTCAAGGGTATCAAGTTCAATGGGTTCAACCTCTGCTCCCAGTCCTCCTCAAGTTCTATGATGTGGTGGATGGGGTCTGAATCTTGCAGTGTTATCAACTGATGTTCAACATACAGAGCATATATATCCACATACTCATACACACTCATGATGACAGGTCTCAACTCCCGCCATTCCTTTGACAGATAGAACTCTGCTGCTCGTGGGTCTCTGCGTGTATTGTTATATGTCACATGCCTTGACTGCTGCCTTGCCTCGCACTGCTCGCACATGGTCAATGCCTGTGGGATAAGGCGACCGCATCCCTTACATGCTTTCAATAACACACTGCTCACTCCTCTCTGTCCATCGGTCTCCTGCTGCCTCTCATGCCTTTCAAGAGGCGGGCATACATCGCACATGATAGTGTCCTGCTGCCCGCATATAACAGGAGGGCAAACAGGCAAGAAAAAAGCGACTGCATCTCTGCAATCGCTCACTCAACTGTTCACGTTATCATATTAGCACGTTTATATTTGCTTTTGTTCACCCACTTTTTACCCCCGAAATCACCCTCATTTCACCCCGTTTTCACTCTCATTTCACTCCGATTTTGTCATTTTCGATTGCTTTTGCACCGAATAATTTGATTGAGAGACGTTCTGTCATTGATCTGCACCACTTTTTCGGTGAGTTCTTTCCGCATCCTGTCTCCCTCACAATATCCTCGTATGACTTGCCTTTGATATATACTGCCTCAAGTGCGTCGTACTTGTACCCCTCACCTGCTGCCTCTGCATCCTCTTTCAGCGATGCAAGAGCCTTTTTCATGTGCTCGAACAGAATGACCGTCTCTGCCTTACACTCTCTGATGGACTGGAGGAACGCTTTCTCTGCCGAAATGTTATATCTTGATACATCGTCAATCTGTGATACTTCCGAAATTGCATCCTTGATATATCGCTCTATTTCCCGATAATTCTCAAGATATACCTGTGTTTTCTGAATTGCTGTCATTTCTTTTTCTGTCTCCACGTCGTTTTCCTCCTTTTGACCTTTTCAGAGGCAATCCATGATATTTCCTCCAATTATTCGACTTTTCCTGCCTCCTCAGTCTGTATATGCTCTCAAATGCGGTCAATGCCTCTTTTGCACTGATTCCCACTTTCAAAAGAGCATCTTGCAGGTTTTCTCCTCCTGCTGCCTTGATTTTCTCCGGATGCTCCGGAGATTCCGTCTTTTTCAAGACCGTTGCTGCCTCTGCTGCCTGTTCGATGATTTCAGACACCTCTTTCTCTGTCTTTCCCGCTGCCCGCAGTTTTGAAATGACGTTTTTCACCTTTTCCACGAATCCCATGTTTCCATCCTCCTCCGCACCTAATTGAAAGGGAGTTCTTCGTCGATTCCGTCCGGAATATTCATAAAACCGTCACCTGCATCCGAATACCCTCCGTTGTTCCCATCCTGCTGCCCTGCTGCTTTCTTACTCTCCGCAAATTCCTGTTCCTCGACAATCACGTCTGTGGTATAGACCTTTTGACCGTCTCTGTTCGTATATGACCCCGTCTGAATCCGTCCAGTGACAACCACTTTCGTTCCCTGCTTGAGATATTTTTCTGCGAACTCTCCATCTCGTCCAAACGCAACACAGGAAATGAAATCCGCTGACTGCTGCCCGTCTTTTGCTCCTCTGCGGTCAACCGCAAGTGTGTATCGTGCGATCGCCATTTCCTCCTGTGAATTATTCCTCGGTGAATATCTGACATTCGGGTCTCTCGTGAGACGACCCATCAAAATGACCTTGTTCATCCGTTTTCCCTCTCTTTCTGCAAAATATACTCATTCTGTGCTTTCTGCAATTCCGTGATACCCTTTTTGAACTGTGCATCATCTCCATTCATGCAGATTTCAAACAATTCCTCGTATCTGTCAATATTCTCGGTGATGAACGCTGCCTCTGTCTTTGAGCGTCTCTGCGTGAGGAACATTCCTTTGATTGTCTCTCTCATGGTCTCGCAGTTCTGTCTCTCCTCCTCCGTTTCCGGAGGAGTTTCTTTCAGCATCTTATCAACGACCCTGTCCACCGCATCCGCAATCTGTTCTTTCCATCCGGATGACGCTTTTTCATCAATGAGTTGTGACTGGATGTCCTCGAACGATGCTCCCGCTGCTGCTCCCGTGATTCTGATGTCCTTTTTCCCTTTTGCTGCAATCAGAATCAAATCATCGTCATATGCCTCCATGTAATAGTCGAATTTTGCATTGAAATTCTCTTTCGGATTGATGATGACCTCCGGTTCACTGCTGCCCTCTGTCTGAATCATTACACCGATATATTTCTGACCTGTTCCCTTTGCCTCGATGAATAATGCTTTTAATTGCCCTTTTTTCACTTTCCTGTTCCTCCATTCAGCATCCTCTCGAATAACTGCTCATATAATGCCTTGTATGTGTCACGCTCCGTCTCAAGCCTCACAACGATCTCCGATGTCTCTCCTGCTGCCTCCTGTGGCTTTTCGGTTTCCTTTTCTTCTAACGACTGCTGCATCGCTTGAATTTTGTTGCGATAGTTCAATTTCCTCCTGCTGTTTCTGAATCGTCTCGTTGTACTGCTTTGATGTCTTTCCTCCACCGCTCAACTGTAAGGAAATCATGAGAGCGATGTCGATGTTCTTCATTTCCTGCTCCGATACCTGCCCGATGTAGTTATTCACACGGTCGGTCGATACTGACGATACCTGTTCACACAATACTGTGGATAATCGTCCGGTACTGCGGACGGTCACATGTGTCGGGAGGTCTGTTTTCGGTTGCGTCGTCATATACACAACCTCAATCACTCCGGAGTGCTTGTTGTTCTCGTCATTGCTGACTACAACTGCGGGTCTGTCCGCAAATTGTTCACTCCCGTTTGTCGCCCCCCCCTCGTGCGATATAGAATATCTCTCCTCGTCTGATGTCATCCATTGCCTTTTCCTCCTTATTTCACCGCCATCATTCAGCATCCTCTTTCATGAGTGATGTTGCCATGATGCAATATCCGTCCTCAAGACCTGCAAACTCCTCAAGGATATATGTCACAAGCACTCTCACGGTGCGTCCTGTGTTCTTTCCGTCCTTGAACTCCATCATCTCAAGGATGTCGCCTTTTTTATAGCCTCTGTCATTCTTCTGGAGTTCAAATGTCTTTTCTCCGGATGCAACCTCCTCAAAAAATGTCGCTCCCAGTTTAATGTGATGCACTTTCTGACCGTTCTCCTGTGTGTCTGACGGGAGGTTGTTCATCTTCTCCTCCTCTGCCTGTTCACGGAGTTTCTTTTTCGTTTCACGGTCGATTGCATCCTGCTCCTCGTTATATCTCTGCTCGTCTGTCTTGTATGCCTCTGCACGGTTCTTGTACTGGTCGCATGAGGTACATGTTCCGGTCTTTACGTTGCAGGTCTCGTATTCGGTGCAAGAATAACAGATTGATGTGATTCCCTCCGGATGCGGTGTCTCATAATCGTCGCCCGCTTTCTTTTTCTCCGGAGGATTCATGCTGTTTTCGGATGACTGCTGCCCTGCTGTGTCTGATTCTGACACGGTGTCCTGCTGCCCTGCTGCATCCTGCTCCTGTTCCGGTTTCTGCGGTGATTTCATGTCCTTAATTTCCGTATAGGACAATTCTCCGTTTTCCTTGTATTTTGCAAGTGCCTCCTGCTGCATCTCCGGAGACATCCCACTCAACTCATACGCTGCGGAGAATGTGAGACGCTCGTTGTTGAGTTCCTCCCGAAACTCTGGAATCAGATTGTTGTTGACGCTCTCAATCTGTGCGATCTTGGTCTTTGACATCTTGAGCATTGATGCGATAACATCACGGAGGCGACCGGACTGGAGGTCATATCCTTTGATTTTCTTTCCATCCGTTTTCATACGCTCAAGACACGCTTTGAGACGCTGTTCCTCCTCGATGACATCCTTGAGAGACTTTGTCCGGTATGCGTTTGCGATGATGATTTCCACCTGCTCCTCGTCCTCGTCCTGCGGTGTGGTCAGTTTGCAGGTTGCAATCTCAAAATCTTTATATCCCTGCTTGACAAGGTACTTGAGTGCAAGCCACCGTCTCTCACCTGCGACGATTCTATATTCACCCTGCTCATTCGGCTCAAATACAACCTCAAGATTCTGTTTGAGACCATACATGAGGATGTCTCCTGCCAGTTCCTCAATATCTGCCAAATCGTAGAAATTGAGTTTGTTCCGGTACATCTTGAAAATCGAAATGTCTTTTGTCCGGAATCTCGCTCTCGGTGATTCGTCAACTCCTGCCTTGCTGTTCTTGTTCAGTGCGTCCATGACGCTGAATCCTGTTGCCATGTTCTTTCCTCCTGTTTTCTCCCGTCAGTGCGGTCACAATTTCTTTGTATTCCATTTCACACTCGAAAATCTGTGCGTCGAGTGCGTCCAGTCTCTTGTATAACTGGTTTTCAATGCTTTTCGGTACTTTCTCGCCATTCCGCAGCAATATACCGATTATCTGATATTTACTCTTGCAGGTCAGTTCCGTCAAAATCTGAATCTGTTGCTTTTGATTCTCTGCTCTCCGGAATGACCCACATATCTCTCTTTCGGTCACACGCACCCGCTCCCCTATTCTGTTAATTTCTGCTTTTTGGTCTCTGTACGCTCGACGTTTATCTCGCCTTTGCTATTCTGTGATATAGATGCTTTGACCCCACCTCGGAGGTTCAGAGTGACCTTTGCCAGTCCTCCGGTGTATATCTCCTCAACTGCTGCCTTGAGAATGTTCACGATGCCCTCACTGCATCTCTTTTCCGGTGCTGCTGCCTCTCCGAACAATGCAGCGACGTTCTGCATCGCCTTTTCTTTCCTCTGTTTCTCTTTCTGATACTCAACCGCCTGTTCGCAGGTGCAGGACATTGTCGCCTGTTCCTCTGCCTGTGGCTGTGTCAATTTTTCCTCGCTGTCAATCTGCACCATCTGTCCGCAGAATCGACACGGTGCTGTGTTGATAATGTTTCCCATGTTCAATCCTCTCTTTCTGTCGCTCTCATGCGACCTCTTGCAAAATTATCTTTCTGAATATGCTCTCAAATATCGGAACTGCGATGCTGTTCCCTGCTTGGTCATATAAAGCCTTGTAATATTTCCCGTTTCTCTCTTGAACTGCTTTCGCCCTGTCAAAATCCTCGTCTGAATATCCCATCAATCTCCAACACTCACGCTCTGTCAAATACCGATACCGTCCATCTCCTCGGTCGATAACCTGTGCAGGTGTCCGGTCTTGCCTTGTTGTGATTGTATATGCACAATCTTTGATGACCGTTGCTCTCCGGATTCCTTTTTCTCCGATACATGCAAGGACGGACGGTTGTGTCACATCGTAGATGTCCGGAACGTCATCCTCAAGGAACTCTTGCAGGTTTCGCATCGGTGTCCTTATGAGGTCATCGAACTCAAATTTTTCACCATTCAGAACAGAAACCGTGAACACTCTTTCTCTCGCCTGTGGCAATCCGAACTCTCTTGCATCTAAAACCGCATAATTATTCGTGTACCCCAGTTTTTCCATCTCGACCATGTATCTGTCGAAATTCGGTCTCATGTACTTTGATTTCACATTCTTCACGTTTTCCCATATCACATAACGAGGTCGCCATTCGCCCATATTCTCAATGATATGTATTGTCTCCCACATGAGAGAGGAACGTGTTCCGCTCCCCTCGTCTGAACCTTTCCCTCTGTTAATTCTTCCGTCTCCTGTCGCTTTCCCTTGATGTCCTGCGATGCTCATGTCTTGACAAGGCGAACCATGAATCAAAATATCCGGTTTCAGATTCCATCCGACGACCGTCTGTGTTTTATATTCTAATTCCTCACGGAACATCGAATTGTATGACCGGACTGCTTTTTCGTTGATCTCCACATAGTCGATTGCTTTTGTTGGGATGTTCAAATTTCTCAAGGCACATCGAGGCGAACCAATTCCCCTGAATAATTCAAGGATTTGTATTGTCTCGCCCATGTCCTGCTGCCTCCTCTCTTTTTGCAAGTTCTTCTTTTGCCAGTTTTATGAAATCTTTCAAATCTTCCAGTCTGCGGTTGTACTTCTCAAACGCTTTCCGTGCATTGTCGTACTGCCATTTAAGAAAAAGCCATTGTGTTGTTCCCTCTTTCTCTTTCAATTCTTTTTCTGCCTTTTCGATGGTCTCTTTCAAATCTCCGCTATACTTGAATGTTGTTCCGTTCTTTTTATGCACCGCTCTCATTCCTGCCATGTCTACCCCTCCAGTTCCTTGAGTAATTCATGAACCACATTGCGATAGTCCTGTGACACGATGCAGTTCTTTGAAAACTGCGGGAGGACTGCCATTCTCATTGATGCCTTTTCCGCTACAATCGACCGACGAATCGGTGTGACGAACATGTCAAATCCGGAACTGGTTTTCATCCACTCCTCGAAATCCAGTGATGTCTTGTTTTTCTGTCTCATGGTCACAAGACCTTTGATTCGGAGTTCCGGATTGATTTCCCGCAGGTCGTCAACCTGCTCCTGCAAATTGTGAATCGCCTCGTTTTCATATCCTCCGACCTTTACGGGTGCAATGACGAGTTCTGCTGCCAGTAGAATGTTGATGACCACCATATCAAGCAGACGACCACAATCACAAATGCAATAGTCGTATGCCTCGGATATTTCCTCCAGTGCATCCCGCAGCCTCGTGACTTGATTTGCCTCCTGCTTGAGCAGCAGTTTCATGTCTGTCTGCATGAGATACCCGTTTGCAGGAATGATGTCAATGTGGCTGTACTGTGTGGGTCTTATCAAGTCCGTTGTCCGGTATGACCCGCCCACGCTCACATGACGCTCAAGCAGTTCGCTCATTCCTGTTCCCTCCGGCTCGTATGCCTCGAATGTCTTGGATGTATCGCCCTGCGGGTCTCCGTCGAGAATGAGAACACGTTTCTCCTGCTCCTCTCCCAACATGTAGGCGATTGCATCCGATGTCGTTGTCTTTCCGATTCCACCTTTCGGTGACATAACTGCAATAATTCTCATTTTTTCTGTTCCTCCTGTTATCCTCTTGTTACCTGTTACATGAAACCTCTGTCGTCCGGCTGTCTCCATCCGCAGCGGTGCAGGTGCATCCTCTCGCCCACCTTGTAGAGTGTATATGTGAACCCTGCTCCCAGTGCTATGACAACGACTGCTGCCACAATGATGATTTTCCTCATGTCCTCACCTCCCCGTTATATCGTGATTGTGTGGTATATACACAACTGCAAATCTCTGAAAGAATAGTCCGGTGTTTCCTCCGGTTTCATCGGTGCAATGAGACCCCGTTCCTTGTATTTCCTGTGAGTGATCTCCGGAATTGCTCGGAATCTCTTGACCTCTGCATCTCCTATCTGTGCGACGATGTCCTTGTCAACCTCCATGTTTGCAAAATACTGGTTGTATATCTCCTCACCGTCCTTGATGACCCGAACCCTGTCCGGACTTTCAAGCAACGTCATAATATCCTTGACCGTCATCCTGCTGCACCTCCTCATTTCTTTCTCGGTTTGCTCTCTTTGATTTCCCCATTCTTGAGGATGCTGTTGTTCGGTATATCCATGACCATCTTTTCGATTGCGTCCTGCTTTCCACTCGCTCGCCCCATCACAATCATGACATCGTTCATCCTCCAACAATTGAGAGATAAATATTTCTTGATGACCTCGATTGCCTCCTCTGCGGAGTAGCAGGTCGCCACGAAATGACCTGCCTCTGCCATGTCTTTGAGGAACTCTTTCTGTGATACCTGCTGCCTGTTGTCTCCGAACTTCATCTCGATGTATAGTCCGCAATAAATTCCTTTCGGATATGGCAAGCAAAGGTCGCTCACTCCCGCCTTGACACCCATCTGTTTGAGTTTCACCGCCTCCTGCTTGTTCCTGCTGCCTCCGTTCGGTACATGGTGCAGCCATTTCAATTCCGGATAGCGGTTCATGTTCCAGTTCGCCCATGACACGACATTGATTTGCTCCGTGTCCTCACTTCTCATTGCATATCTCATGTTCATTCTCTTTCACCTCTTTCCTGCTGCCTATCTCCTGCTTGCACATGTCATAATATTCGCAGAACAGACACACATGTCTGCAATCCTTGACCCTCAACATGTGCAGAATCCTCTCAATCACCTGCATCTTGCTCCAGTTCCTCCTCGATTTCTTTCATCCGGCTCATGATGGTCTGATTGTACTCATACACATAGATTCCGTTTTTCCATAGATGTTGTTTTGCTCCCTGCTCCCCGTAGTTATACGCTGCAAGTGCATCTTGAATCGTTCCGTATCTCTCAATCAGTTCCGACAGGTAATCAATCCCGACGAGTACGTTCTGATATGGGTTCGTGAGGTCTGTGACGTTCAGACGCTCCATCCTGTCTCTGTGGCACTCCTCATATATCTGCATGTACCCGATAGAATGACCATCATCACCAACCTTGTCGAATTTATATCCGGATTCTTTCTCAATCAGAGCGACCACAAGGTCATATCTGACCCCGTACTGCTTGCAGACGCAATATGTATATACCTGCATCTTTTCCGGAAAATAGCCACCTGTCCGACTGTATTCCTCCGGTATCTCATAGAGCACGAATCCATCCTCCTCGCCTCCCCAGTCTGCCGACATGGTGTCAAATACTGCATACTTGTCCGGTTCTGTGTCCTGCTCCTGCTGCCATGTTCGCACCTGCTCAAGCATTGCATTTTGTCCGGATGCCTCTCTTTTCTCGTCGATTCTCTGCATCCGTGCATTGAACTCCTGCGACTGCTGCTCATACTCCTCAAATTCCTTGTCATCTCGCATGACAGAGCGTGTCAGACCTATGCTCACAGCGATCGCCAGTAATACCATCACCGCAATATATGTCCGTTCCCGTCTCCTCCTGCTCATTCTTCTCTTTCTTTTTACTTTCATTGCTGCCTCCGTTTCCTCATTCTCGCCCGTATGTAGAACATTGAGTTGAAATCGTTGTAATAGATTCCCGCATCCGTAAAATCAAAATCCGGATACCATTTCAACATCTGCTCACGAACCTGCTCATGTCCTTTTCTCATGGTCTCGACGTATGTTCCGATTTTCTTATATCCTCCGGCTTTTGCTGTCGGTCTCTTTGAATGAACCACCTTGATGTCGGGGTCTCTCAATCCCTGTGAGGAGTTCCACCGTTTCTCCGATTTCACCCTGTTCTTTTCCTCGACGATATACTTTGCCATTCCTGTCAAACCGTTCTCGTCCTTTTGCAGCCTCCGAACCTCGTTCCTGCTGCTCTGTTTCCAACATCCCTCAACCACATCCATGTCCATGTCGCCATCCATGACAATGTGATGATGCCACCGGATTTCCTCTGTCGGATTGTAGGCGGTCACATAGACATATCTTGCGTTCGGGAGACCTCTTTTCTTTCTCTGATAATTCACCCGTCGGATGAATTTCTGCACATTCTTGATTGCTGCGTCGATGTCTCCATCCGGAGGGAGATGCTCATTGTCGTATGTAAACGTGAGCCACAAATCCCTGTCCGTGAAATTCTCATTGATAAGACGTTCCACATATTTCCTTGCGTTCTTGTCATTCAGATTTCTTTGAGCCTTGTCATTGTCCTTTTTGATACTCCGACCCTCCGGAGGTATTTCATCCATTTTCTTGAACTGTGGATATATCTCAACCTCGAACTGGTCTCCTGCTCGTATCTCCTTGAGTGCATATACAACCTTTTTCCCTTGCTTGAACATCTGCTCAACAAAGAACTCGTGCATATCCTCAAGGCTCTTGTTGTATGCTGCCTCATAGTCATACGGGATGAACGTCATCCCTTTCTTTCTCTTTGCCATTCTGACACCGTTCCTCCTGCTGCCTGTTATATACTTTTCAACGACTTGTTACTATCCATCACAAGGTCGTCAAAAGGGTCTGAAACCCCTTGAATCACGGGGTTTCCCCCGCTTTTTCATGCTTGCAATATGGTGTCAGATTTGCTATAATATTTTTAGGTTTTAAGCGTCTGACACAGACTGCTAAACGGGAGACCGCTGCAACGGTCTCCTTTCTTTTTGCTCTTTTTTCTCATGCTCTGCATATTCATTTTGAATGATTCTGACTGTACTCCTCACCTCCTTATGCTTGCATCGTAGTCCTCAAATCTTGGTGTTTTCCAAAACACAAAATTGTTACACCACCTTTGAAGTTTTTTATATATGGGGTCTGCGTGTTCCTTGTCGTATATCATCGGATATGGTATGAACTCCAGTGATCTGCAAAATTGTATTCGTTCAATGTCCTGCTCAATGGTCGTGTCGAAATTGCACAGGACATAAACCATCACCCTCCCTCTGTCTTTGTTGTACCCCGTCATTTCCTTGAACATCTTCATTTTTGCCTCAATGATGTCCTTGTCTGTGTACCTGTCGTATGCCACATGTATCGTTTCGAGTTTTATCTGTTTTAGCAATTCAATGTTTCTCTCATTCATGAGACGGATGTCTAACCCTTGATTGAAATTCACTCTTGCTTTGCTGTCTTTCAACTGCTGCAATAATTCCATGTGTTCCGGACATGCCAACGTGTTCGGGTCGCATAGGACAATATTTTTTTGTCCTCTCCAAAACTCTGACAGATCAGCGACCTTGTGCGATCGCTTTCCCTCTTTACATCCAACATGACAGAACTCGCATCCTCTCGGACATCCTCTTGTTAAAAATCCGAACGCTTTGTCCTGCGTCAATTCCGGATATATGGAATAGTCCGGATATATGTGTTCAACCTCCGGAGGGAGTTCTTTGTCTCGTTCTTTTTGGTAGTGCTCCCGACCGTCTGCCAGTTCGATGCAATATCCACTCCCTCCTCGAACAACTTCATCCGCATCCACAAAATACGGATAATCTTGTGTAAAACTGAAAACCTTTGACATGTACACTCTGTTCATGTGACCGCTGAAAAGTGGCTCGTACCACTCAACCGTGTCTCCCTGCTGTTTATGCCATGCCGACAATTTCATGAGTGGGATGTTCGGGAAATTGTGACCATCCACGTCTATCAATCCCACTCTCATGCTGTTGCAACCGCTGTCTTTCCCTGCTGCTCCCATTTCTGACGTTCCTCCTGTTTTCCTGCCATATATCCGGCAATATAGGACTTGTCAACGTCATCCATCTGTGTGAACCGCTCTGCGATATTCTCAATCATTTCTTTTCTTTCATCCTTTGACATATATGTCACGCTCCTCTCTTTCCTCTGATTCTCTCAAGTTCTGCCTGTATGTCTTTTCCGGAATAATCTGCAAGCAGTTTCTCCGAAATGTGATAAGTCCATATTGATGACATCTGCACCGCTGTTCCGATAGGGAGTTTCCCTTGCTGCATCGCTATTCGGATGAATTGCGGTGATACATTCAATATGACTGCTGCCTCGGTTGGCAATATACGTCCGACTTCCATCCGTCTGACCTCCTGTTCTGACCTGCCTTGTCAATGCGTGGGCGGTCATCCCACACAGACGGGCGACTGCTGCCCGTTTCGGCTCTCAATAGTCGTCCTCAATCTGTTCGTCTGCCTCTGTGTAATATTCCCCGTCATATCCTTTTGACATGATTCTCTGATAGCATCTGTCACACACCAGTCTGAACGGGATTCCATGACAATCCTTTGTGAAATACATATCCTCACGATCAACCTCATGTTCGCACACCGGACATGTCCGAATGTCACGCTCCTCGAATCTGCATGACAACCCATTCTGTCTCCTCCTGCAATCCTCGACCGTTCCGTCTCGTCCTGTCATGAGTTGGTTTTTGCAGATGTCGCAATCATTTCCCTCGTTGAAATATTTCATTTCCTGCATCCTGTTTCCTCCTGTGGAGGCTCTCTCGGTCTGTTCATGACCTCGCCTCTGTTCCGGCTGAATTTACCGTGTTGTGTCTTTTCGCCTTAAAAAGTCACCGAAAACCTGTCATCCAACTATGAACCTTTTAGCAAGTTCACCCGCTGCCATGTTTCTCACGGTATTCCGACGCTGTCTTTCGGCTTGCCATCGTCAGAGCGTCGGTCGCCATCCGGACGCTGACGGGGTGACTGCTGCCCCGTTTCGGCTTTTAGTGTGTACCTGCGAATCTTGGGAGAAAAAATCCGAAATCCGTTGCCGGAAACTCTCCTCGTTTTATATTGTTTTGAATACCACAATAGTCATGTGCGAAATTGAAATCATCTGCTTGCAACCAGTCATCCAGTCTCATGTTGAATTTCTTGTCTGCACTCTCGATGTCCATTAGTGCTCCCATGCGATCACCTGTATCAATTTTCATTCTTTCTGCTCTCTCGCAGATTTTCACATATTTCAAGTATCTTTCTTTTTCCATTTCCATTCCTCCTATTCTTATAAAAGGGCAACAGTGCTGTGTCCTCTCGCTCGGTTGATTCTTCCACTTAACGGTTTCTTGGAATAGGGGTAAAGTGCTGATTGGTTCAGCCTGTCCGCTTTCTTCAAATAGTGCGGTACACTGTGCTTTCTTGCCCTACCGTTCCTGTTTTCTTCAACTACTTTGACGGGTCATGTTTATTCTTCACACGCTCTATCTGCTATCCGGCAGCCTGACCACCATGTCACTTGCGTGTAGCCCTATCGCTTCACCCGTTCTTTCCTGCTTTCTGTTGTCCTTGAATACATAATATTCGTCTTTGACAACTTTGTCAACAGTTTTTTGTATTCTTTGAATACTTTTCTATTGCTTTTTATTTTGACGAGTGTTATCATTCATTGAAAAGGAGGTGATTTTGCATGACAGAAAATGAGCGTGTGAAAGAAGTCCGAAAGACGCTCAACCTTACTCTTGAAAAATTCGGTGAGCGTATTGGTGTGACAAGAGGTTCAATGTCGAACATTGAAAATGGAAACCGCAACCTCACCGAACAGATGACAAAATCTATCTGTCGAGAGTTCGGTGTTGATTATATGTGGTTGACCACTGGAGAGGGAGAAATGTTCGTCGAGACCGACGATGACTTTTTTGAAAGAATCGACCGCATCATGGCGGGTGAAAATGAGACCCGCAAAAATATGATAAAAATGCTCTTGTATGCCTCGGATGATGACATCAAGGCATTTGACAGACTTGTTGATTATTACATTTCATTGAGAGAGGAGAAATGATGAAAAAAGCATCTGAATTATATTCTCTCACTCGTCGAGAGTTAATTTTGCTTGAAATGTTTAACATGCTTGATGACGAGGAACAGGTTCAGCGTTTGTGTAGTCTTTCCGGTTATTTGCTCGGACGCAAAATCTTGTCGGAGGACGATTCGATGAAATACCTGCGTGAAATAAAAAAAGACTGACAGTCTTTTTCAACTGCCAGTCTCATGGGTGTACAGATATAAAACGAATTTATATATCCTCTTGAGGACTTTTTCGCTTTGTATCTTACCGACTAACTCAATGATAGTCTCTTTGTAATGCAAGGGAACACCACCCCTTTCCGTAGTACAGAATAGCACATTTTTCCATGATTGTGGAAAAATCGGACATCATTTCCATAATTGTGGAAATATCTCTCCGAACGGACGACCATTCGTCACATCATGCTATAATAATTTTATTTGTACTCGGATTCAAACAGGTCTGTGATTCTGACCTCCAGTGCAATCGCTATCGTTTCAAGTTGAAACAATGTCGGTGACACCTTACCGTTTTCGATGTTGTTGAGCGTCGATTTTCCGATTCCGGATTTCTTCGCCAGCTCCATCAATGTGAGACCTTTTGCGGTTCTCATTTCCCACAAACGAATTTGCATACTGTCCACCTCCTTTCACAATGAAAAGAGTACAGTATGCGTTATTCACTTGTAGAATGGAGGTGTTTTCATGAGTGAACTTTTGAAAAGCATAACAACGAGAGTTGTCGGAGTGTCATTTGATAATGATGACGGGACAAGCAGGCAGGACATCATTTCCGGCTTGTCTGTTGGAGAGGCTCTGTTGCTGAATTATCATGAATACGAAAACGAACCCGCCTATGCTGTGACGGATGCTCTCGGAAACTGCATCGGACATGTCTCGAAAGAATTGGCTTCGACAATCTATCAGAAATATAAAGATTGTTATTTTGCTGTTTCTGTTGATGACATCACCGGAGGTGATTCCGGTCTGAAATATGGATGTGTTATCAATATAGATATATATGATTCTGCTCCGGAGACAAACGAAAATGAATCCTCGACTGCTGCAACGGTCGCTGATGTCATTCCTGCTCCTGTTCAAAACACAGAATCAAGCAAGACGAATCGTGTATATAGTGCAATGTTCACCGTTATCGGTGCTTTGCTTATCCTCGTCGGTCTTGTTTTATTGTTAATTGCTCCGCTTGGCGGTGCTGTTGCGATTGTCGGAGGTGTATTTTCAATCGTCATCGGTCGAAAATATAAAAAATCGTAACAAAAAAGACGACCCGTGCTGCAACACGAATCGCCTTTGTGAAACCTCCGTCTCATGCTACTGCAAAAGGCACTGACAGAATGTTCCTGCAAACACCATTCTATCATAAAACCGTGCTTTTTGCATTGGTTTTATTTTTTATACTCTTTTTTAGGATGGTGATTTTATGAAACTACCAAACGGATTCGGGTCGGTCTATAAATTATCCGGAAACCGACGAAATCCCTATGTAGCAAAAAAGACAAAAGGGTGGGAAATTGACCCTATAACCGGAAAATCAAAACAATTATATATAACCGTCGGATATTACCCGACACGCAAAGAGGCTCTCACCGCATTAGCGGAATATAACAAAGACCCCTTTGATTTGCACCATGCAACTATTACTTTCAAGGAAGTGTATGAGAATTGGTCAGAAATCCATTTTGAAAAAATCAAGGACACGAATGGTTATAAGGCTGCTTTTAACACATCGAAACCCCTGTGGAAAATGAGATTTGTTGACATCAAACTGGATCACCTGCAAAGTGTCGTCGATAGCTCCGGCAAAAACACTCCCACACTTAAAACCTTGAAAATCCTGTGGGGTCTCATGTATGACTATGCTGTCATTCACGAGATTGTGTCTCAAGATAAAAGAGACATGGTCAGATACGTCGATATAAGCAAGGCGGGAAATCCGAACGCATACAACCGGAAACCTTTTTCAAAGAAAGAGATTTC